AGGGCCTTGTGGGCGATTGCGCACAGGTAGTGCCTGGCGGAATGCCAGCACTAGCGGTAGCGGTACATTGCCACTACCACGCACCTGCTGCAGTGTTCAGCAAATCCACGGCACACCCGACTGAGACGATCTCCTGGAAGTACGTGGGGCTAGCGCAAGTGAGGCTGCATGAGACCCCGTACGGCCCCAACGTGAGGCTGCTCTGCCACGAGGACGAGGGCAGCGGCCAGTTCGAGGTCAGTTGCGACTATGCAGATTTTGCATATCTGCGGCCGTACATGGATCTACTGGCCGACGCCGCTACCGGTGCCACTGAGCATCCAGTCATCCCTGTGTACCGCGACAACGGCAGAGCCAAGTTCGCCATCTACGGAGCGCAGCATGACTACCCCGAGCTCGGGGCCATCCTCCAGCGCGTGATCAACCGCCAGTCTCTCCGCCGCCGCCGGGACCCCTTCTGAAATTCTTCCGAATCGGTCAACCAGATTTGGTTGACGCCCCCAGGCAACCGGCCTAGGGTGTCGGCAGTCGACCCCCAGGTTTGGGCACTCCCCATCTCCTTTACGGCGAGCGGAAGCGCAAGCGCCATCTGTACCTCACGGATACGGCGCACCAACACCTCGTCGACCTGGCAACCAGCACCGGCTCCTCTCCCTCCGAGATCTGCGAACAGCTGATCCGGAAACACGCCAACGCACATGCCGCCCCCTCATCCCTTCTCATCGACATCCTGCAATGACCGCAACCTTCCTGTCCCTCGACGTCATCGAGGAGATCGCCAAGGAGTCATCTGACTCAGGGCGCTACATCTATCCCTCCAAGATCGAAGGCGAGCTCCGCCTGCGTTTCTTCGGCACCGGCATCACAGGCTTCGAAGCCTGGACTGAGGACAACAAGCCCATCCGTTGGGAGACCAAGCCGGAGAAGCTTCCTGCCAACGTCCGGGTACAAGAGGGCTACGCCCCGCTCAAGCGTTTCCTAGCTGCCAAGGTGTATGACTACGCAGCTGGCGACTTCAAGATTCTGCAGATTACGCAGAAAACCCTGATGGACCAGCTCTTTAAGTACATCAAGGACGAGGACTACGGCGACCCCACGCAGTACGACATCAAGATCAGCAAGACAGGTGAGGGCAAGAAGACCGAGTACACCTTGGTTGCCGCCCCTCCGAAGCTCGTGAGCAAGGAGATTCAGGCCGCGTACGACAAGTGGCCCTGCAACCTCAACGCCTTGTACGACGGCGACGACCCTTTCGCTGAAGCGTCGGCTTGATGTAACCAGTTCCGAATCGGGGTGGCGCGATACCCACCCCCTTTCCTAGTCTGGTCGAAAAGTGTTCGCCCATGGCCTCGCAGAAGCCGTCTCTAGTCACCATCTATGCGCGCAACGTCGAACACTGTGCGTTCAAACGTGGCTGGTCGGCACCGAAGCTCGCCACCGAGCTCGGCGTCACGCTCAACACTCTGAACCGCATCCGGTTCGCCCGCAGCCGCTACCTCGACCCCGAAGTCTTCGTCGCCCTTCTCGACATCTTCGAGTGCGAGCCAAACGACCTGCTCCTTCCACAGCCAGGCATCGATTACTCGCATGAGCTCTGCACTCGTTGACGGGCGCATTCCGTTTCTCCCTCGATACGAACCGGTCCGCTCTCACGAGGGCGACGAGCGCCTGTACACCACACCAGTTGGCAGCCTGCACAGTGTCACGACGGTCCTCTCAGGGTCGCGCGACAACACCGGCCTGGAGCTCTGGCGCGAGTCGGTTGGCGCGGAGCGGGCCGACTTCATCAGTTCGTTCGCCTGCTTCCGCGGCAACGGCCATCACCTGAACATCGAGAACTGGCTGACCGACGGCACCGAGCCTGAATTCAGCTTCGCCACGACGCCGTACTGGAAGTCGACGCGCCCATTCCTGGACACGATCGACAAGGCGCTTCTCCTAGAGGGCGCCGTGTGGCATCCCGACGGTTACGCCGGCACGCTCGACGCGATCTGCTACCTCACCGAGGACGGCGACCAGCCGACCTTGTGCGACTGGAAAACGGCGGACAGTCCGCGCAAGCCGGACAAGATCTACGAGTACTCCCTGCAGTGCGCCGCTTACACGGCGGCAGCGAACTACGTCTACGGCCACCTTGGGCTGAACATCACCCAGGCCAAGATCGTCGTCGCTATCGCGGACTCGGAGCCTCAGATCGAGACCCTCGACGCCCGCGCTCTGGAGCAGCTGTACAAGCACTTCCTGGCGCGGCTGCGCCGCTTCACCTTCGCCCGCCAGCGCAAGGGGGGCCGGAAGTGAGCAGCTCGACAAGCGTCCGCGACTACCTGAGCTGCGCCATGGCTGGCTCACTGATCGGCCAGATGGCGATGGCCCGCGACATCAGCGTGGAGGCGGTGCTGGCCCCCAACTCCATGGCACTGCAGAGCCTGCGCACCGAGCTCGACGAGTTCGGTCTCGACGCAGACCTGTTGGCGGAGCAAGCCCTCGCGGCGGTCACCGCGCTGTTCATCGAACCCGAGAACGCGGACCGCATCACGACAGAGCTGACGAAGCTCCTTTGGAGCGTGCTCGGTGACCCCGAGAGCGGTGCGCCTCCGGAGATTTACCGCCGGGCCGGCCACGCGATGCACTTGTCGTTCATCGGCATTCTTTCCCCCGACATTCTCGAACCTTTCTTCAAGTCACTGGATTAGTCATGCCACGCCTTATTGGTCTGTACAGCCCTGCGCCCCAGTCGGGCAAGTCAAGCGTGGCCGCGTATCTGACGAGCTACGGCTACCGGACGGTCAGCTTTGCCAGTCCCCTCAAGGCGATGGTGCGGAGCTTCCTGGCCCACGCCGGCTACACCCACGACCAGATGGACGACCTTTTCGGCCCTGCGAAGAAGGAGCAGATCCTCCCCGAGCTCGGTGTCAGCCCTCGCCACCTCCTGTGCACGATCGGCACGGAGTGGGGTCGCGAGTGCATCAGCCCCGACGTCTGGCTGAAGTGCTGGCAGCGCAACGTGAAGTACTACCTAGACAACGACCTGCCTGTGGTGTGCGATGACGTCCGCTTTCCGAACGAGGCAGAGCTGATCCGGAAGCTAGGCGGAGAGCTGTGGATGGTCACACGCCCCGGCGTCCGTCGCCGCGGCAGCCACGCCAGCGAAGGCAGCTTGGACAACTTTCCCTACTTCGATCGGCGCCTGACGAACGATCGCTCCTTGGTGGACCTGTACCAAGCCGTGCGCCGCGTGATCGATGCAACCACACCGCAGTACACGTCATGAACGCGCTTCTACCTGAGGCGCACGATCGCCTGACCCATCCCTGGCGCTTCCGTCTCGGCGACGTTGTCTACGTCCGAGGCCGTTCGCAGGACCGCACCTTCAAGATCATCGGCGGCGAACTGTGGATGGGCTGCCCGCATCTGACAGTGCTCGACCTCGACGGCAAAGCCTGGCGCGTCGCCCAGATCGAGTGCTCGTCCAAGCCAATCACCTTCCGCAAGGGCTGATGGACCCCTACTTCCGCGTCGAGGTGCTGAACCGCACCGAGCATCCGCAGACCCTGTGCTGGTGGGCGATGCACCAGGACTACAGCGAGGATTTCGCCTTCGACGAGAACCCCCCGAGCGAACCCGAGGCCGGCGCCTTGGTGGTGAAGCACCTCCTTGCCGGCGAGCGCGGTCACTACGGCCCACTGGAGCACCCGTCGATCACGTTCGCCTGCGGCTGGTTCCCTCACTCAGTGATGCAGCAGGCGAGGACCCACCGCGTGGGCGTGAGTTTCGACGTGCAGTCCGGCCGGTACACCGGCCAGCGCATCTGCGCCGCAGCTACCGGCGCCCGCGAGATCGAAGAAGTCTTCTATCTCCGCCCGGTCGGCAAGTACCGAGACCGCCAGGGCCACGCCTACGAGTACACGGAAGACCTGCGCTTCGTGGACTACGCGCAATGCCTGGACGCCGCTGTCCGCTACAAGGCTGCGATCGACCGGGGCTTCGCCGAAGAGCACGCCAGGGACATGATCCCCTACGCGATCCGGCAGCACTTCGTGGTGAGCTTCTCGCTCCGAGCGCTGATGCACTTCATGGATCTCCGCGCGAAACGCGACGCGCAGCTGGAGATCCAGCAGCTGTGCGACCTCATGTGGCCGCACTTCGAAGCCTGGGCCCCGGCAATTGCCGGGTGGTACGGCGCTTCGCGTTTACACAAAGCTCGTCTTGCACCTTGAACCAATGGATCCATCTGTCGAAAAGTCTCTGGACGCAATCGCGTATCACACCGCAAACATAAGCTCTTCCTTGGAATACATAGGAAATGCAGGGCTAGAACAGCGACTTGATGAGACGAACAGAGCTTTGCGAGCAATCAACCAGACGCTCAAGCAGCTTGTCAGTGTCACAGAATCCAGCCTCAAAGCCCACTCCGATACCTGACGCCATGTCATTCGTGGGTTCTTTGAGATGACCTCCCCCCTCCTCATAACCATCCGCTCCACCGAGGACGGCTACTACCGCTGGGAGCTACGCAACGGCCCTGACGGCGCCTTCGAGTTCTCCGGCTATGCCCCGCTCCTGGAGCGCTGCTTCGAGGAGATCATCCGCTCCCAGTGGTGCCTCGCCGAAAACCTCACAAGCGATCCGGACGCCTTGATCAATGTCCTGCCGGACGACACCCCTGACGCTGCGCCCATCCCCCAGGTCCATCCGCCCTCGGGCGACGCGCTCCCCGCTCAGCAGGACATCCCAGCCACGCGCCATCCTGCCGAACCTTCAACTCCCATTTACCCTCCCCCGTCCAGTTCTGGTTGACAATTAGCCGATGTCCAACACAGAACTGCGCGACTATCTGACCGATGTAGGACGCTTCCCCGTCCTCTCCAAAGAAGCGCAGCTACGCCACTGCCAACGCATCCACGCCTGGATCCATCACGAGGCCGGCCGTGACGGCGCCCCTGCCGGGGTCCGCCGAGCAGGCTCCCGCTCGATGGAAGTGATGATCCGCACGAACCTGCGCCTGGTCGTCTCGATCGCCAAGCGTTACCAGAACCGCGGGCTCGACCTGCTCGACCTGATCCAGGAAGGCAACCTCGGCCTAATCCGCGGCCTGGAGCTGTTCGACCCAACGCGAGGCTACGCCCTAAGTACTTATGCCTATTGGTGGATCCGCCAGGCGATCACCCGAGCCATCCACAGCTACGCGCGCCTGATCCGGATACCGATCAACACACACGAGATCCTGGCCCGCGCCCAGCGCTTCACCTCGGAGTACACCGCGCTGCACGGCCGCCCACCATCCTTCACCGAGATCGCCGACCACTGCGCAACCACCCCGGAGCGCATCAGCGCCATGCTCGACCTGCAGGCCGCTACGACCTGCCGCAGCCTCGACACTCTCTGCACCGAGGACGGCAACGCCCTGCTGGAGCTGATCGCGGCGGACACCACCCTGACCACCGGCTCCCCAGAAGAAGCCCTGCGCCAGGACGACACCCGCGAAGTGGTGACCGCCGCGCTGAAGCGCCTCCCCGAGGTCGAAGCCCAGATCCTTCACGGCGTGTTCTTTGAGAACCGCACGCTGCGCGAGATCGCTGAAGAGCTGGGATTCTCCCGCTCTCGGGCCGGTCAGGTGCAGCGCACAGCGTTGAATCGCTTGCGCTTTCTCCTGCGGATGCAGGGGCACACGCCATGAGCAGCGAACCCCTGATGCCCCTGCGCTGGTACGAGCATTGCCTGTTGCGCTGGCTGGTGCGCAGCCCTCGGATTTCCCGGATCATCGTGGAGCAGGAGGTTTACGAGCCCTACGAAGGCACCGAGGTCGACTTCGTCAGCCAGCTGGAAGCCCTGTACCACGGCCCGAGCGCGAGCGACGATGGGGGTTGACAGAGCCATCGGCGCCTGTGCTAGGTTGACCTCACTTCAACGCACCCCGCCTTGGCTCCAAGCGCCGCTTCCCTCGCCCAACTGATCGCGACGTGTGAGGTGATCTACCAGCGCGACGGGTTCGTGCGTTGGGTGGACGTCGCGAAGGTCTTGGGTGTCTCCCGCCAGGCCGTGCAGTTACGACTCCGCCGCGCCATCGAGCTCGGGCAGATCGAACAGAGCACCTACGACCGCTGGGAATCAATGTCGTCGCGGCGCACCGCAGTTGCACAGCGGGCGAAGGAGAAGAAAGCAGGAGAAGGCAAACGGGATCTTCGAGTCATACTCAGCCCCGAGAACGCCGCTTGGCTACGCACCGAGTGCGATGCCCGCAACTGCACCCGAGCAGACATTGTGAACGGTCTAATTACAAAAGCTCGGATTAGCTGAAGACCCCGTACATATACATACATTTTTTCTGTATCTGTGGAGGTGTCCTCAGCCCTTCGGGGCCCGTCCCGGGCCTAGTCTCATGAGTCTCGGTGCGACTTCTATTTGCCTTCGCGCGCGTAAAAGTCTCGCCTTGCGTCTCAACCGAGATGACTGGATGTTAAGCGAGTTTGACCGGACGGCCGGACGGTCGGCTACATTGGCGGAGCGATCGGGACCGGTGGCCAGCGTGGCCAGCCGCGGATCGCGTCCCGGACCGCTCGCGGTCCGCCAAGGGCATCCTATGCCCACCCGCACCTAGACAACCGAACACCAGGCCCATGGGTCCCGCGGCTTTGCTGCGCCCGTGTGCCGATCACGCTTCCCGCCTTGTGCGGGATCCGTGATTCTGCCGCCGGTCCGCTTGACGGATCCCGCGGCAGAGGTGCTAGGTTAGGTGCACCGATCCGGAAGGGTCGGGCCAGCCGCTCCGGCGGCGCGTCCTATTCGTGAACTGCCTATGTAATGCTCTGATCTTGCTACGAACAACAACCGTGCCGAGCGCAGTGTCGAGCCCGTGATCGGGTGAGCCTGCCCAGCTTGGAGGGAAGACGTATCGGACAATGAGCCCGTAAGGGCCGGGGTCTGTACCAGGGGCGGCGATTTGCCTGCGGTCTGGCCTACGTATCGTCTGAATCCTGGCTTCGCCGGAGGGACAAGCTGACCCGCCTTGTGCGGGCCTCTCAGAGGAGGGCACCTAGGGATAGGTGTTCAGCCCTAACCGACCCGGATGGTATGGGGGAATAGGTGCAGCGGCATGATGCCGAGCCCAAGCCCGAGCCATCGGGCCTAGGTGAGCACTAGCAGGCGCGGGCTCTGAGCCCTTCGAAGCTAGTAGCTGTCTAGTGGGCAGGCAGTGAAGCTGACAGCGCAACCCTGGCGAACCGGGGCGCGACTGTCTTGCTGTACCTATGGGAATACGCAACCCGGCTTACCCCGGCTCTGCACATACGGTCACCGCGTGTTGACCGTGGCAATGGGCATTCGGCTCTGCCTAACACGCACAAACCATCTCCCCCAGAAGTTCCCCCTGGCGCGCTGCGTCCGGGGGTCTTTTGGCTGAGGTGCTTTGCATCTCCATCCCTCTAGCTGTGAGTTTCAGCATGAAACGCAACTGGTATCCCCCCGGATCACTGATTGGCCCCCATTGGGAGGTTCAGCTCAAACACGCGGTGAGCCAACAGTGGGTCACCTACACCGAACACTCCACGTCAGCCCAGGCTGAGGCATTGGCTGAGCGGTATTCCATCGTGGCCGATGGCAACAGCGCCCGCGTTGTGGAGGTGCAGTGATGATCGCCGCCCACGCCACCGAGCGCGACTTCGCACGCTGGGAAGCTCACGCCAAAACTCTAGACGCCTACTCCCTGCGCTACGTCATCTCCGACTGCAAGCAAGCCGCAGCTGGAATGTGCGGCTGGAACCCTTCCCGCGAGGGCTACTACCTCGACCAAGCTGCGACGTACGGCATGGAACTCACCCGCCGCAACCGCCAGCTCCCACCCGCTTTGCGCCACCGCTGACCCATTCAGGAACTGCACATGCCATGACCGCACAACTCTCCATCCACGCGGAGGACTTCGACGCCCTCCTGAAGTACTTCGCCCGTGCAAACCAGTTCCATTACGACGGCTACTGCACCGAGGGCGAATTCGAAGTCGTCCAGGACTACATCGACCAGATCAAGGACCTTGCCCTGAATCATCGCCGATGAAAACCCACTTCTCCAATCGCGCTATCCCTCCCGTGACTGCCGATCAGCTCCGCTCTGTCGGTGTCGACCCCTCCGACCTCTGGTGGTCTCCCACCTTCCACAGCTGGATGTTCTGCGGCCCCCTTGCTGCACAGAACCCCTACGCCACGACCGGCGCAACACTCGCCGCGCTCGGCCTCACCCCCGACCCCCGCGCCTAGCGCCATGACCCTCACCTTCACCCGCTCGCACGGTGGCTATGTCGTGCGCCTCGACCGCAACCTGATCGGTCTGCTACTGGCCCCGCGCCCATCCGAAAGCGACTGGCGCTACCTCACCGAGCACGGCGACTGCATGACCGCCCCCACCTTGTGTGAGGCCAAGCGTCTCGCCGCCGACTGCCTTCTTCTCGATCACGCCGCCTGACCGCTGTGCGAACCCTCTCCTTCGACGTCTACTGCGACCCCGGCCACGGCTGGATCAAGGTCCGCCGCGCGACCGCCCAGCGCCTAATGGGCTCCGACTTCGTGCGTCTGTCCTCCTTCAGCTACCAACGCGGCGACTGGCTCTTCCTTGAAGAGGACTGCGACGCCGCCCTGTTCATCGCCTGCCTCAAAGCGCAGGGAATCATCCCCGTCTGGCGCGAACACCACGCCAACAAGCAAAGCCGGATCCGTAATTACGAGTCCCTCGTTCACTGCACCTACGCCTGACCGCCATGGCCACCCGCTCCGCCATCGGCTACGCCCTGCCCTCCGGCAAGGTGCGCGCCGTCTACTGCCACTGGGACGGCTCCCCGTCCCACCAGCTCCCCATCCTCGAGGAGCACTACGGCTCAGTCCGCAAGGTTCAAGCCCTGATCCGCCCGGGCTCTATGTCATCGCTCCGTACCCCGGAGACGTGGGATAGCGACTACACCCGCGATGCCAATGGCCGCGCCGACTTCGATGCCTCGCGCACGGCGCTCCGCGACCCGCAACCGCTCTACCACCACGAGCGCGGCATTGGCCCGTGGTGCGGCGCCGGCGTGGACACCTACGCCCAACCCCCTCAGACCAGCGCCGACTACGAAGCGTTCTGGCGCGACCACGGTTGTGAGCACCTCTACGTGTTCCGTCCCGGCTACGGCTGGTTCCACTACGCCCTGGACTGACGCCATGACTCGCAAACCCCGCCGCGCCTTGCGCGGCTTCGTGATCGACCGGGGCCTATCCCCGATCGACGGATCCCCCTTTGTGGCGGTGCTGACCCTGCGCAGCATCAACGCCAAGACCGGCGACATGGCGCAGGTGTTCATCATCCGCCCGGACATGCACCCGAGCGAAGCCATCGCCACCGGCGCCGACCGCACGATCTGTGGCGACTGCCCGCACCGCCGCCGCTGGGTCACCGAGCTCGGCCGCTGGGTCCGCTCCTGCTACGTGGACGTTCCCAAGAGTGTGGCTGCCGTCTGGCGTGCCTTCGCCCGTGGCAGCTATCCCGACTGGTCACCCGAGCACGCTCACCATCTCCGTGGCCGCCGCATCCGCTGGGGCAGCTACGGCGACCCGGCCATCCTCCACGAGTCCGTGGTGCGCGACTTGAACGCGCTGGCCGACGGCCATACCGGCTACACCCACCAGTGGCGATACGCCTGGGCGCAGTGGGCCCGCGGCCTGTTCCAAGCCAGCTGCGACAGCTTCGCCGACTACCTGGCCGCGTCAGCGGCCGGCTGGCGCACGTTCGCCGTGGTGCCTCAGGGTGCTGCCGCCACCAGCGGCAAGCTGTGCCCAGCGACCGCGCCCGACTCCCAGGCGCAATGCCTGACCTGCCGCCTGTGCGACGGCGCCAAGACCGACATCTACGTCGAGGCCCACGGCCGTGGCGCTTCGTTTGTCGGCGTTTGACCTGTTCCTGATTTGGTTGACCTATGCCCCGTTCCACCCCACACTGCAGACGTACCCGTCGCCGTTCCACCCCTATGCCGCCCTGGCAGCTCGCCGAATACGTCTGGGGCCTGTGCCTCGGCCTGGCGCTTGCGGGCATGGCCATCGACTACGGCCGCCGTGCGCCTTCGGCGCCCGCTTCGTTGCCGCCCGCTCAGACCCTCACCCAGTTCCCCGGGCCATGACATGCCTCGATCCACGCCCCATGGCGCCCCCTGACCCAGCTCCGGCCCCCGAGCTCGTCGCCGTCTGGCACTTCCTGTCGGACGACTGGGAGCACGAACACTGGGCCCAATCCGCCGACGAAGCGGACCAGCTCATGGAGGCGTACGCCCTTCGGGCCGACCCTTACACGGTGCAGCAGTACCTCGTCGAGCCCACCGAGGCGACACTCCCCGAGGACGTCTCCGACGCGTACGACACCGACTACTGAGCCCGCTTCGTGGCTCACATCCTTCTCATCCTCTCTCCGCTGTGACTGCAACTCTTTCCCGACGCACTGCGCCGAAGCGCAAACGCGCCTACACGCCTGCGGGCGACGTCGGCAAGCACCTAGCCGCCGCCCGCGCTTTACAGCTCCAGATACAGGAGCTCACCGCTCAATACGACACCGAGCGCGCCTGGCTGCTGAAGCACATGCAGCGCCAGGGCCTGAACTCCGTCGAGCTGGGCGCCATCCGCTGCGTGCTCAAGGAGCGCAGCCGTTGGACCTACTCCGCCGCCACCGAGCGCGAGATCCAGGCGCTGCAAGTCACCCAGAAGTGGGAGCAATCGCACGGCGTCGCTGAGAACAACCCGACGTACTACACCGCGATCAGCGAGGCCGTGGCATGAGGGAAGTCGTACTAAGTCCGGCCCAGATCCGTTGGGTGCTGGCGTGCATCCGCGCTGCCGATAACGCCCAGGTGACAGCTCAAAACCCGATCAAATGTGACTTCTACGAGTCCGTTGTCTCTGAACTGCTCTCCCACCTGTATCCCGAACCCACCTCATGACAACCACCACCCTGACCCCCACCCAGCTGCACCGCACCTGGGTCGCAATTGAGCGCAACGGCGGCGGCTTCTGCGAGCGCCTTGCCCGCGCCTGGTTCGCCGGCGACGCCCGCAACCGAGAGCGGCTCAACACCGCCTTCCCCGAGCTGCTACGCGACTTCGGCCCCGGTTCTTACTTCTATGTGGATGCACCGCTGTGATGACTGAGCTCACCCTCCCTTCCGTCCATCTGAACGGCACCAGCCGCGCAATGCTCACCGAGGGCTATCAAGCGGCCTACGCGAAGTTGCAGGAAACGCTCCGCGCCTTTCAAGCAATCGAGTTCAACGCTCGGGACTACTACGTCCAGGGCGATGACGCCTATCGCACAGCCGTTCAGCAGCGTGGTGTTGCCTTCCAGCAGCTCTGCAACGCCCGCGACTACCTCGAAGCCCACCTCATCCACCTGGGCGAATGAACGACCCCTCCTTCAACCTCGCCATGGCCGCCAAGGTCGGCGACTCCTGGTACACGCACCTCCCTGCCGTCGAGGCCGCCATGGCTGAAGACGGCCGCATCGTCTGGGCCCGTCACGACGCGGGCTGGGAAGGCGACGAAGGCGGCTGGTACGCCCCTGACGGAACCCCCGAGTCCGACTGGGAATACCCCCTCCCCGAGGACGTCACCGCCTACCGCGAGTGGCACAGCGCGTTCCACCACTACGAAGCGCTGGACGCCGGCGTCCCCGCGCCGGACCCCTACCCCAACGCCCCGGCTACGCGCCGGGCTCTGTACGAAGCGCCATCTTGTCCTGAATAGGTTGACCCTCCAGCCCAACCGCCCTACGCTCCAACCAGGCCCGCACAGCCTGTCCTCCCGAGGGGTGCGCCTCGGCCCAACGCACGTCATCCACACCGGCGCTCTGCCGATTCTCAACAAGGACTATGCAAATGACTCTCAGCAGCACCAACCGCGTCACGACCGCCTACGCCTCTGATGGTGTCGGCCCCATGGTTTACGGCCGCTACCGCGACAAGGGCTACGCCGTGAACCCGCTCATCGGCCGCGTGGGCACGATGGTCCCCGAGAACGTCTCCGCCTGCGAGGCATTCGCCATCGCCGGCCTCGACTGGACTGCCGACAAGCGCCCCGCCTTCTTCATGGGTCCCGACGGCCCGATCGAGTCCACCCAGCACTGCTCGATCGTCCGCAGCGACAACCACAAGCTGCTCGGCATTCACGGCTCGGGTTACACGCCGGTGCAGAACACCGCGCTGATCAACCTGCTCGACTACCTGCGCGAGGACATCGAGATCGAGAACGTCCTCTCGATCCGCGACGGCCGCAAGATCTTCGCCACTGCCTCGATCCGCACCGAGGACGAAGTACTCCCCGGCGACCGGGTCCGCCGCTACCTGCACCTGTTCAACAGCCACGACGGCAGCAGCGGCTTCGGCGTGTTCTTCAGCGATGTGCGTCTGCGCTGCGCCAACCAGCTGAGCTACCTGACCGGCAAGGCCGTGGGCACCGCCGTGGACAGCGGCTCTGGCCTGCGCCGCAAGCACACCGCATCCGTCACGCAGTTCGCTGAAGCCCTGCCCCAGCTCATCGACCTGGAGCGCCGCAGCTTCCGCCAGTCCATCAGCGAGCTGCGCGACCTGACCGGGGTCCAGCTGACCACCGAGCTCGCCAAGCGCGTCCTCGAGGCCACCTACGCCGACAAGCTTGCTTCTCCAATTAAGGACAAGGACAGCGGCAAGCCCCGCCCCCGCACGATCGCCGATCTCCCCGAGGTCGCCACAATCCGCGGCCACTACGCCGGCGACACCGGCCTGGGCATCCGCGACCTGCCCGGCTGTGCCGGGACGCTCTACGGCCTGTTCAACGCCATCACCCAGGCCGAAACCCACGACTCCGGTCGTGCGAAGGACGAAACCGAGCGCGCCCGCGCCCGTCTGGAGTCCCTGTGGGGTGGCTCATCCGCCAAGCGCATCGCCCGCGCCCGCGAGGCATGCCTGGCGCTGGTGTAAGCGAGCTACCCCTTACCGCTACCCCGCGGCAGCTTGAACCCGAGCTGCCGCTTCACATCTCCCCGTACCTATGCCCGAGACCGCTCCCGTCATCACCTTCGTCAACGACTCCGTCCTCGCCTGGCTCGCCGACAAGGGCGTGACCGGCGACCGCCGCGAGTACGTCCGCCCTGACGACATCCTGCACCGCCACGTCTACGGGCATCTGCCCTACTGGCTCGCGGCCTATGCCGACTGCGTCAGCGAGGTGACCCTGCCGAAGCTGCACCGCGACGACCGAGACCGCTTCAACCGCGGCCTGATGACCGTGCAGGAGATGGACGCTGCTGGCGCCCACATCGTCACCTACCGGGTGCGCAAGACATGAAAAAGCGCCGGGATCTCACCCCCGGCGCGGATCATCCACACGATCGGCGCTGTGAGTCACTCACTCCGACCATGCCTACCCAGTTTCCCACGGGGGACCGCCCTTGCCCATGTCTATCCCCGACACCCCGCACGGTCTGATCGAGGCCAGTAGCGAGGCGACGCTGACGATCCTCCACCCCGAGTACGCCAGCCTGCAGCCTCGCGACCAGCGCCTGGTGCGCCTGGTGCAGACCGAGCTATTCCTTGGCCAACTCACCGATACGGCCTTCGCTTCGATGCTGACCACCCTGGTCCGCACCTGGCAGTCCCTGAGTGCGCAAGCCCTTGCCGCTTCCTGGGACGCCGTCGAAACCGAGGACGAGATCGACACGGAGTGGATCGACGCCATTGCGCATTTCACCCGCATGGATCAGTACCAGAACCTGCTGCTGGCCGTCATCAAGGAGAACCCGGGCGTCCCCGCGGGCGCTCCCCACGGCGGCCGGTACAGCATCCACGGACCGGGAGATTCTTAAGGATCCGCCCCTTCCACTTTCGGCTCGCCCTCGCCAGACTTGATCAGGTGAGCCGAGATCGCCAACCAGGGCTGGTCGTGCTCCACACCTCGAATACCACCGTGTGCTCATGGATTACGCCATGGCTGGCTTTGCTGCGTACGAATTCATGCAGATCGATACCGGAGTGCCGCTGTACACAACGTTTGCCACGCAATCTGAGATCTTGAAAGCCAATGCCAATCTTCGCAACAGCGGTTGCTGCAACCGCTTCGTCTTGGCCGGAACCTTTTCGACGCCATCGCTTCACGATCCGCGCTGAGGGCGGTTTCCTGGCCGCCTGCGCCGGTGTCGGCGGCCCTCCTGTGGAGGTTGTCCCCGATCACCGCAACGCGGTGCACTTCGTGGATATCCACATTGCCTCGATCCGAGCCCGGCTGATGTCCGAGCTCGGCTGGCGCAACCTCCGCGTGGTCGAGGTCACCCTCGACTGAGGCGCTTTGCGCCTTCTTTCATCCACACAGCATCTCTCACGACCATGTCAAGTCCCACTTTTTGGACCTCCCTTGCTTCGTTCTGTCAGGAGTTGGCCCCCGTGGCCGGCCCACTGCTCAGCGCTGTTGGTGAAACCGCGTCTGCCGTTGACCGTGCTGGCCGCTCCACACCGGCGATCCGCGGGGGCAAGACCCAGCTAGCTGAGCTTCTGTCAGCCGAGGACGAATGAGCCAACTGGCTTATGCAGTTACTGCATACGCGGAAACTCAGCTGCGGGGCTTCAGCGCGACCCACACAATGCGGTTACCCGAGAAAAAGCGCGCAGCAAACGTAGCCGTTAATGCTGAAAACTACCAATTACAGGGTAGATTCCACCACCTTCACCACTGCTGTCCAGTTCCTTTCTGAGATGACCGTCGTCCCTGACCAAGCAACCAAGCCCTGCGACCCGAGCGAGCAGCAAGCCCGCCAGGACACGCTCGACGCGCTCTACCTGCTCGATAGGCGCGACCGTCCCGAACACCCCTTCCACGCCCTGTACACGGGCCTGGCCCAGCAGTACGCCGCGGAGGGGGTCGCATGACCGCCACCCCGAGTGCGCACTTCCTGGACGAGCCCGACCGCATCGAGCGCGACTTCTGGGCGTTCCACGTCTCGAATCCCCGCGTGTACCAGGAGCTGCGAGACCACGCCCTGCACCTCCGCCGCAAGGGCCGCAGCCACTACGGCGTCAAAGCGCTGTTTGAAGTCGTGCGCTTTCACCGCGCGTTAGAGACAGCAGACAAGTGCAAAGAGTGGAAACTCAACAACGATTACACATGCCTCTACGCCCGGTTGTTGATGGCAAATGAACCCGAGCTCCGCGGCTTCTTCCGCACGCGCACCCGCCGGGCGCCTTACACGAGGCCCCGATGACTCCCGACGACCTGACCGTCGACTACTACGTCGACATCCACGGCCACGACTGCTACCGGATCTGCCTCCCCGAGGGCGGTGCCTGCTCCATCGTC